AACATCGGCGTAGTGATTTAGCCCCACGCCACTGCTCTCATAATAATCAATAACATTTACTGCGCCGCCGGGAAAGGTTTGCGCAAACCAAATGGCTGTGGAGTCATTAATACCCAAATCCCAAGCTGTATGCACCGGAAGGGTCGGGTCGTAGGGAACGCGGCTAATACGGCCTTGGTCGTCAGCATCCGCCAGTAGCTTGCCGTAATACGCGCCAATAATAGCGGCAGTAAAGGAACACTCGTATTCTTGGTCATACTGCTCCGGGGTCATCTGCGCCCTGGCAGCCTTCAGTTCTTCTTCCCTAACAATCTCTGTCTCGCTGGCCTTGCAAATCTTGTAAAACCAGTCTTCAGACCCCTCCTCAATCTGTGATTTAGCAGTCTCTAACAAGTCATAAAAATGGTTGTGACCGGCGGGCGTTCCAAGAAAACAAGCACTGCCCTGTCTGTCAGAAAGCGCAGGTCGGACAACCTCCCCCCACACCCTTGGGTTCTGCATCCCAAATTCATCAAAAATACACTCGTCCAGGTAAATACCACGAAGGGCATCCGGGTTTTCAGCAGACAACAGCATTAACCTCCCCCCGTTGGGGAAGTCGCAGCGCAGTTCTGTTTCATTAAACTGAACGCCGGGAATCGGACTGGCATAATGCTTGACATAATCCCAAGCAATTCGCTTTGCCTGCGTAAAGGTAGGGGCAACAAAAGCCGTGCGTGGTCTAGGCAGGGGACAAGTCAGACAGGTCTTTATTAGCTGATTAACGGCCCAGACAGTCTTGCCAAAGCGTCTGTGCATCACAAGCACATTCCACCTTTTTAACTCCTTGTGCATGTCTTTCTGCAAAGGACGCGGCTTGTATGGGATTTTTACATCTACCACTAAATACCTCTTTCAGATTTCCCGCATACGCCTGTGACTACAGGGCTTGTTTCTGGGTTTTCCATAATCAACTGCTTCATTACCCAATCTACCCTGGCCTGTGCAGCAACACGGCACTCCACTTTGGTAAGAAACTGCTCTCCGCTTTCCATCCCAAAGCATCTATTAACAGGATTGCCATTAAGGTCAGCAGCTATACAAAACACAATTACCCATTCAAACATGCCGGTCTCCTATTCTAGCTGGCGGTAACTCTGCCAGATTTCTTTCTGCGTCTTCCCCACTTCATCAGCCTTCTGCTTGCTACGAGCCTTTATGTCCCGTGCGTCAATCTCCTCAACCAGAATATACCGGCACACCTTACCGCCATCCTTAAACTGGAAATGCAGCATAAAAGGTGGTTCCTCATAATGCCTGCCAAAGTTCTGCGGGTCAAAGTCAGCAATCGTCATCAATCTGTTTCCCACAGAATACGAACAGTCCCGTCACTGACCTCAACGCCAGCACGGTTCTTCTGGTCGCCAAAACGCTCCGGTATAATCTTCTGCACACGCCAGCGGACATGATGCGCATAGTCCCGCAGTATGTTTGGGTCATACTTCTTACGGCCATGCAGCGCATCGCCGTAAAGCTCGTCAAGCTCCTCCAATGCCTTCTCCGCTGCCCGCGCTTGCGCGCCACGGATTGCGGACTCTAACTCCACATCAGTGTTCATGCGCTTGTATAAGCCAGCACGGGAAATGCCAACGGATTTGCAACAGTGAACGAGGCTATGCCCGTCTTGGAGCATCTCGATGATTTGGTTGGTTCGGTCTTTGGTTATCTTCATTGTGTGTCGCTAACAGTCTATTTACACATATAGAACGGGCCACCGCCTGGCGGGGGTGCCGGTCGCAAACAAGCCCCCCCCTACCTGTTGCAATGTTGCCGCGCTGTTGCCATTACGCAACACTGCTTGGCATTTATGCAACGCTGGCCCTGTTATACTTATATACATTGCCGCGCGTAGTTGTCTACTTTGTGCGTTGATTGTAGTGGCAATCCACACCACCACACCACAACATCACAACACCACAACGCCAGGCACAACACCTGGCACAGAAAAAACTTTCCTTTGTTTTCAATGCCTTTGCATTTTTTTTCACAATTCTCACATTTTCCCCTTGACCATGTGCAAAGCTTGCCCCATCTTACACATACAGGGGCAATGCTTGCCCATCACAAACAGAGGAACGGAACAATGACATACGCATATAAATACAGAACAGAGCCGCTTTTCTGGGTTTATTACATAGGCACCAGCAACGGGGCATACATCCGGGCGGCATCACATAACGCTGCAAAATGGATTTATGCACAAGGCGAGGGCTTGGCCTCTATTACTTACCTGCAATCAAAGAAAGCATAAGGAGGCGAGACCATGAAACACAAAATCAGAAAAGCAATCGCTATTGCAATTTCCCCAGCCCTTGCCGTAACAGGCTTCCGGTTTTCAAAAGATTACCGGTGGGAGGTAAGCAAATTCCATGCGGCTGTTTATGCGCTGGTCTGCACATCCAGCGCAAATTGGCAGGCTGAATTGTTACTTGCCGGGCCTTTAAGATTCATCACCCGCATCAAAAAGAAAGCATAGGGAGGCAAGACAATGGACAACACACGCAGAAAAGCAAAGCGCAAGCCGGGGCTGAATAGCCCAGACCCGCTACAAAATGCAAAACGGTTTTTGCAGATGGCAATAGACGAATTGCACGAAACAGGCCGCACAGATTCAGACACGCTGGACTGGGCCATGAATGACGCAAAAGAAGCTCACAGGCGCGTCAATCGCGTTCTGGAGTGGGAAAGAGTCAAGGCACATTTTGGCGAAAGCTGGGGCCGTTAATTAATGCTTGACAGCGGGGCAATTCCTGCCCCACTGTCTCAACAAGGGGCAATGACTGCCCGCAACCAAAGAGGAATCGGAAAATGATTGTAGAAACACTTACACGCTCACAATTCACAGACAATGAAACCATCCGCGCCAGCTTCACCTATGAAGCAGCCGCCGCCTTATATGCCTATTATATGGATTTTTCCAATGATGTAGGGGAAGACATAGAGTTCGACCCGGTGGCTTTTCGCTGCGAATGGTCTGAATATGCGCTTGACGAATTGATGGACGATTACGGCCACTTGCTGGATGAAGACCAAGAGCCAGAAGACCTGCCGGAAGTCTTGGAAAATCACACAATCATCATCAAGCTGCCTGCCGTGCAGACTTGGCTAGTGATGGCATTTTGAGGGAGAGTTTAACAATGACACGCGACAAGGTAATTCGGGAAATAGTCTTTCTTGAGACAACGGCCAAACACTATTGCGCCAGGGGCAGCCAGCGGCAGCGCGACTACCTAGCCAATTCCCGGCAGCTGAGGATGAAGCAAAACCCGCCAGAGACGCGAGAGCTTTACAAGCTGCAAGCAATCATACGGACGGGGGCAAGCCATGATTAAGCACGCATTAGAGGCCGCTGGCTATGTATTCGTTGCCGGGATGATTCTGGGCTGGATGGATTTACTCTGGATTTTTGGAGTAGAAGACAGCGCAAAATATACTTGGTGGGCATTGATTGCAAAATAAGGCCCATACAACACCGAAACAGGGGCCGGAGCAGGTAACCTACCAGACCGGCCCTTTCCTGCCCTGTAACGGGCTTAAAACGCGAATAAGGAGGTAATATGAAAACACCATACGAGCAAGGCCGCGCTGACAGTTACTATGGGCGGCCTTTTGCACCCTGCCGGGGAGACTGGACAGCCGAACAGCTGGACGAATACCGGGCAGGCTATGAGCAAAACGAACAGGACGGGCATTTTAAGGAAATACGCCCGGGCTACAGCATAGAAGGAGAAGACGAATGTATGCAGTAATTTACACAGTCCGCACCGATGACAACGCAGGGCGGGCAAACTACGCAGAGGACTGGGACTTGCACGACACGCTGGAAGAAGCACGGGCCAGAGCAAATCGGCTTGTCAATCAGTGGGACATGAGGCTGGTAGCCTACCACATAGCCGAAATCTTGGAATCAACACAGCCCGAACTTGTGGCTAAAAAGGAAATCTGGGGAACAGACAAATGACTTCAAACGAACTGAAAAATACACGCGCTAAGATGATGCTTACACAGCAGACCCTAGCCGACAGGCTGGGGCTGTCCATCCGCACCATCAAATACTATGAGGCGGGAGAGATTAGCATACCCAAGCCGGTTGAACTGGCAATCAGGGCAATAGAACTGGAGGCGGCGACATGGCAGAAGTAAAGCGAAACCGGGCGGCATACGAACCGAGAGGCACGGGCCGCTTTTACCGGGTAGGCTGCAACCAGGCGGCTGATGGGCTGGAGAAATGGGACAAGCTGATTTCTGATGGCTTTGATGATGACCCAGCAGCTAACAGCTTTGACCGGAACGGGCGAGTCACTAGGACGACATCAAACGGACTGGCTGGCGGCTTGGACTATGGCAATTTCCCAAGCGGGGAAGAATGATGCTGGTGATTTCATTATGTGACTATACTGGGGCTTGGTCAAAGCCCTGGAAAGATGCTGGCTATGATGTTTTGCAAATAGACATCAAGCTGGGTCAGGATGTGAGACTGCTGGAACACACAGGAAAGGATGTTTTTGGTGTTCTGGCAGCACCACCCTGCACGGAGTTTGCAGCTTCAGGGGCGAGATGGTGGAAAGAGAAAGGAGAGAAGCCCCTGCTGGATGGCCTGGCTTTGGTTGATGCGTGTTGCAGAATCGTGCTGACGCACAAGCCGAGATTTTGGGCACTGGAAAACCCAGTCGGACGCTTGCGGCGGTGGCTTGGTCCGCCCCGCTTGTCCTTCAATCCTTGCGACTATGGAGGCTGGCTAGATGATGACGCTGACGCATACACAAAGAAAACTTTGCTATGGGGCAGCTTTGTTATGCCAGAGAAGAAACCTATAGAGCCAACGCAAGGCAGCAAGATGCACCTGTTACCGCCAAGCCCTGACAGAGCAGCTTTACGCAGCGTAACACCTGCCGGCTTTGCCAAGGCGTTCTTTGAAGCTAACAAGTTTTGAAGCTGACACATTGCTTACATAGCTATGTAAAAAGCATAGCTATGTAACAATGTATGTTTCCATACAATGTTTTTTATTTATAAATAATAGAGTATGTAAGCAATGTAAGGCAATGAACATAGCTATGTAACAATGTAATACATTGTCATTGCCGCGTGACAATGAAGTTTCAGTAACATATTTTTTAGCAGTCGGCAATAGGTCGGCTTTGACGAGTGACAAACTTTTTTGTCTCTGTTGGACGAGTGGCAAAAAAAACAGGGGCAGAGCAATGCTCAAACCCCTGCTAGGC